ATATTCTAATGATCGATCAAAGAATAGTGGTTCTATTCGTGATAGTCGTAATGATAAGTATTTTGAAAATGTTAATCATCCACAGCACTCCCAATATAATAAATACGTGATATCTCAAAGAAATAATAGATATGATAAGAATGTTAGAGACCAAAGAAATAATTAAATAAATCAAAGAAATCAAGATCAAAGGGATCAAAGAAATCTAAGAAATGAAAAATAATAAAAGACAAAAACAGTTTTTTATTGTCTATTAAGCTCCACCTGATTAGTGGGGTTTTTCATTTTAATAAACTTTTGAATCAAAGAATACTTCAAAATGGTCTTTAGAATAACAACCAGTTTTTGGTCTGACTTCAGAGAAACCTTTTCCACCAGAACTTTTACCTGTTTCAGCAGTAAAAATAGTAGTACTCATAGATTCAACCCTAAGTCTTAATGATTCTTTTATTAAGGCTTTTTTCCAATCTCTTACAGAAGTTTTAACCCAACCATTATATTCATTAACAATGAAATTCTGTTTGATGTCTAAATGATGCCAAATATAATCTTCATTTTTAACTGTAAACTTGTGGACAATTCTTTTAAATTTTTTTCTATGAACTTCACCGTGTTTTCCCCAATCAAAATCATCTTTGGTGTGCCCATCTTCGTCACGATTAAATTTAGGATTTAATTTTTTAGGTATTCCTAATATATTTGGTTGGAATTCCTCAACTGAGCTAACTAAAAACATTTCTTTGAATCTAATAGGCATAGCATAGAATCCAATTGATGTTGGTGGAGAATGAAAAGTATCTTTACCAAACCCTTTTTGCTTAGTCAAGTGCATTCTGCCGTATCTGACGAAAGTGTTATCTATATCTATTTTCATATTTCAAAGATAAATAAAATTATTTAAATATGAAAATAAATATTAATATATAATAAAAAATAAAATAAATTATGAAAATTTTAAAAAAATATCAAGAGTTTTTGAACGAAAATGTAGATACTACAACAATTGCAAACCAGATAAAAGCCGAACTTGAAAAAAAAGGACTTAAAGGTGTTTTTGGTAATGGAATTGAACCAAAAAAAGTATTAGAAGATGGTATAGGATTCGTGGTATCATTAGAAAAACAAGCTTGGGGTATTGGAACATCTGTTTATCTACAAAATACACCAGAAAATATAATTATAGCAAAAGACATATATAATAAAAATGGTGGTGATTATTCTCAAAGTTTCGAAAATGGAAAAGTTATTGGTGTAACTAATATCGGATATAAAATAGAAACTACAACTACTGATGACGCACCTGCTCCTGTGGCTCAAGCCCAAGTACAGCCAGCATCAGCTAAACCAGCTCCATCACAGCCAGCACAAGCACAACCAGTGCAAAATCCATCAAATGTTAAAGCATCTTAATATGAAAAATATAAAAGTGTTTGAAGAATATTTAAATATAGATTTACCTGAACCATTATATAAAATAGGTGATTATATATTTGTTAGACAACAAATATCTAAAAATAAAGTTTATAAAGGTACAGCGAAAATTGTAGATATTGAATATGTAGACATATTAAAAAAATATCAATATATTACAACTAATGGTATTTCAAATAAAGAACAAATAGGTGACACTGATTGTTATTTTAGTGGATTGAAATGTTATTTAGAAGACCAAATTAAAAGAAAGTCAACACCTGAAGAGATTGAAGATTTTGATAAATTGACGAAATTAAAAAAATATAATTTATAAAATAAATTTTAAATTTTGATTAAAAAACTCGTTTTGATAAAAAACGAGTTTTTTTTATTAATATATAAACTCATAAAAGAATGAAAAAATAAAAAAACATGCAAGATATGAAGCATATTAAATCAATTAACGAGCATTTTATAGTTAATTCTAAGCCTTTTAATAGAGATGATGCACATAGTAATGATATAGATCCAAATAGTGTTGATTATTATTGGAACCATCCAAGTTATGATAAAGAGTCATTAAGTGTTGAAAGATTTAAAGAATTTTTATCAAAACTTTATTCGAATTATAATTCTAATAGATTGATAGATACACAAAATGCTATTCTTAATTATAAAAAGAAGTTTCCATTTATTGCAACAGATGAGCCATATAAGGCAATATATTTTGATTTCCTTAATAATTTTCAAAAAAAAGTGAAAAAATAAAAAAAAACAAAAATAATATGAAAAATTTAAAGTATGATTTATTCAATTTTAAGAGAGATTTACCAATCGAAGATTATGAATTAAACGTAATCACAGAAAGATACATTCAAAATTATGATCTTTATTCTGAAAAAGAATTGGTTAGTTCATTGAAAGAAAATTTAGCATCATTTGCATGGGACGCTAAAGTTAAAAGACTTGTTGAAGGTCTAGAAGAAGAAATTAAAAGTGAGCCTTTGAATTACAATTTGAAGGATTTGTATAAGAAAATTGAAAGAAAAAATTATGGTCAAATGTATCGTCCAGCTTTGAATTCAATTCTTAATATTATAAATATTAATGATAATGATTCAAAAATGACTTCAATTCTTAATGAATTAGTTATTCACGATTGGATTCCAGAAGTTAAAGGATTTTTGTCTGGTTATATGAATAATCCTATTCAAAGACAAAATTTAGTTAATTCTGGTAAGGCTTCTAAGGTATTTACATTAGTTGAAAAAACAGATGATGGCAATTTAGTATTTATGAAAGATCGTTGGTTTTTAATTAATCAAGACGAAGTTAAACAAACACTTTTAGAAAACCATGTTAAGGACATCGAAAAAATTAGAGAATTCAGAATTTTAGAAAAAGTTATGACTATTGGTGATATTAATGAGGATTCAATTTCTTTCAGATTAGATGAGAATTTAGTATTGAGCATTTCAACAAAAAATGATAAGGATGTTTTCTTAAATGAAGAAAAATTAGACAAAGAAACTACATTAGAAAATTTATTTAATTCAAAAATTATTCCATGGTTAAAGAAAGATTATTATGTATTATCAACTACTGCTGCTCAAAACATTGATAAATTTGTAGATTTAGATATTGCTTTAAAGGTAGAAAATACTTTACATCCATATTTAGAATGCTATGTTATAAATTATAAAGACAAAATGTATGCTTATAATAAAGATGCAAGAACAGGAACAGCTTTTTACGAATATAATTCAGCTAACGATTTGATAAATGATGTTCAAAAAGAGCTAGATTATGATTTAACAAAATTCTTAGACAATAAACTTTCAAAAGAATTGAAACATTTAAGAACTTTAGAGGATAAAGAAATGCAAGTTAAAGAATCAATCAAAAATATTGACGAAGGATTAGCATTATTAAAGGAGCATGAAGAATTAGTAAACGAAGATGAAAATTTGAAAAAAACTTTCCAAAATTTATTAATATCTAAACACGAATTATATGAAAATTTAAAATTAATTGCTGAAGATAAAGTTAAGGCTAAAAGGATGATTTTATAATTATTTATAACTAAGTAAAAATGAGGGTTTTACGATGGTAAGATCCTCTTTTTGTGTGAATAGGAGGGTTTTACGAAAGTAAGATCCTCTACTTTTTTATAAAAAATTTGACAAAGTTATTATGAAATAATATTTTTTATAAACTTTTAATTGTTAATAATATATAACATTATAATCAGACTAAATTAACATAGTATATTTTTAGGCATTTTAAATTATTTTTAGGCATTTTATTACGAGATTAAATTCTCTTAAAAAAATAATAATGAAAATGGCGAGATATATTGACGATAGTGATTTTTATTACGAAATTACGTTATCAAAAGGTAAAGGAAAATTAACAAGGAAAGCTGAAAATATGATAATTAAGATTGGCGAAGAAATGATTAAAAAATTTGAAAGAAAATATAAAACCTCTGATGATAAATATGATTGTATGCAGCAGGGTATCCTTATGATGTTCCAAAATTGGACAGGATTTAATGAAAAAAAATATTCTTCTGCGTTTCCTTATTTTTCTGAAATTTGTAAAAGAGGTATTGCAGGTGGATTAAATGTTATTTATCAAAAAAAGAATAACCAAGAATCTCCAAGAATGGTGAGTTTGAGTCATTCAAACGATGGTAGAGGATTACATAATATTTAATATTAAAAATTAATATATAGTACATGGCACTAAGAGATTGGGTTAGAAATGATGGAGTTGTAGACTCCTATCCACCACCTTCACAAAATACATATAGAGGTGATGAAGAATTTATTATGTTAGTAAGAGATATTCAATATCAGCAAATTCAAAGCGGAGAATATAAATCTTTTCCAACATTATATGATGTTGCTTTAGCAAATAAAGGTAGAAATTATATTAATGTTACAGATAATTCTAAACTTCAGCAAGATTTACCAGATATTAATTCAAATAGAAGATATTAATTATGTCAATGAATAGGTCTAAGATTGGAAATAAAAGATTTAAACAGGGTACATATTTACTTCAAAATTCAGATAAATATATTGGTAGTTTGCCAGTATTATATCGTAGTTCTTGGGAACTTGCATTTTGTAGATTTTGTGATATAAATCAAAATGTTGTGAGATGGAGTTCTGAAGGTTTACAGATACCTTATCAAATATCAAATAAATTAGGTCAAATTGAAACACATCGTTATTACCCAGATTTTTATGTTGAAATGATTAGTAATGATCCTGAAAATCATGATAGAATTCTTATTGAAATAAAACCTAGACACGAAACAGAGCCGCCACAACCGCCAAAGAAGCAAACTTTGAAAATGTTAGAAAATTATGAATATTCTTTAATGACTTATAAGAAAAATCTACATAAATGGTCATTTACAAAGCAATGGTGTGAAAAAAGACATATTAAATTTATTATTATAACAGAATTTGATCTTAAAAAGAAGGGGTTAATTCCATAAATTATATAAAAAAATCATTTAATTCTTCATCTAATTCTTCTTTTATTTTTATAATTTTCTTTTTTCTTTCATCTGCCTTTAAGTGCGTAATGGCATATCTATTTAGGTCTTGACAAAGTTCATCTTTTTCTTCTTCTAAATTTTTCATATATTTTTGAATATTGTCTTTATCAGAATATAAATTAGAATATGAATTATATACATAGAATTGTGCTTGATTTGTTAAATTATGAATATTACCAAGGCTATAGTAATTATCATGAGTTAATAATAATATAAAATTATTTTTTTTGATAATTAAGAAAGGCCTATCCGAATTTTGGTATGATAAATATTCTTTAACCTTATCAGCACAATTACAAATATTAGAAAATTCTTTTGTAGTTTTTGGTATATAATAACCATGTGATTTTATACGGTTTATAAATGGTAAAAAAAATTCATTTATAGGCAATGGTACATTATAATTGTCATATAGCTTATCTAATATTAACCTATTCAATTTTTTATTTTCCAATAATAATCTTTTATAAGACCATGCTGCGTTTATTTTTTTTAAAGTTTTAACTGATAGATGTAGAGTATTTATAAAAAGAAACATGAAATTTATATTCTTAAAAAATTCTGGATTAATATTATTTATATTTTTTATATTTTTTACATTTTTTCTAAAAGTGTACAAATCACCATTATTTTTAAAATAATACTGTAGTTTAAGTGCTGTTGAATAGTTTGTGCCCCAAAACCAAGATAATAATTTTCTTTCAGAGTATAATTTTTTAGTTACGATTGTACTAAATGTGACAGGTAGATTTAATTTAAAAATGAAATCTATCCATTTCATTTTACTAATAATATATTCTTTAATATCTGTTGATATATCTGCTGTCTTGCATGGTATAAATTTACTATTGACTGATCTAGATATACTTCCATTGTTTGTATCTATATAATATTTTTCAATAGTTTTAACTGATTTATATCTTTTAAGAGATATTGACACACCATAGGATATTTGTTCTTTTACTATAATATGAATTTTTTTGTTAATAAATACAACTATTCTTTGAGAATATATTTTATTACTTTCTCCTAATATAAAGTATCTAGCTGCTTCTCTATTTTTATCGTATATTTCGTTAAATTTTTTAAAAATATTGTCGGTATTGTCAGATATAATTTCGTAGTCCCATTTTTTATCTTCTTTTATATTTTTATTCATAATTAAATTTTCAAGTTTTTATTATCTACTATAAATATATGGAAAAGTTTTAAATTAAAAATATTTAATTCCCTAATGCTTTTAATTTCAAAAATCTATCATTCATAGTAAGCTCTACTACTTCTAATATTTTTTTATGACACATAAAAGATAAATTTTCATTTGATATAGAATCTAAATCACCTATATATTTCTCAAAATTTCTAAAAGTTAAATTCTTATCATATTTAATAAATATTGATGGAACATTTAATAAAAAATTGATAATATTCATTAATTCAACATCATTTTTTTTGACACCCCATGTATCACAATATCTTGTCCAAAAAAATCTATCAAGAATACCTTGAGACGCATACACAGGAGTTGGAAGATCAATATACTCTGATTTTCCAAGAGTTCCAAAAAACCTTAAAGTTTTTTCTCTTAAATAATCTGGAGATGTTGTTAATATTTGATTATCTATCAACATCATTCCAGTGTAAGTAAAAAGATTAAATATTTGCTGACTTTTCATAATGCAAAGATATAAAAATATTTGAAATAAAATAATTTATTTTTAATATATAATATATGAATTTTACAGAAGAAGTTAGAGCACTTTTTGGACAGTATAATAATAATATTAAAAAAATTAGAGATGATTCTACATTAATGTTATTTACATACATTTTAAAAAATCCAAATCCTCAAGTTAGATCAACAAACCTAAAAAATGTTCAAATAGGAAAATTTTATATTATTAGATACAATTATAATGGTAATAAATTGTGGTGTCCAATTTTAACAATACCACCAGTTCCAAATAAAAATGAAAATGGTGTTTTAGAAAGACAATTAAAAATTGTAAATAATAAAAATGTAATGTACGCTATTAATTTTGATTATCTATCAATAAGATATAAAGCAGCATTAATAGAAACTATAATAGATAATAATACAGATAGATATGAAAAGAATGTTGATAAAATTGCAGATGGTCAGAATGTTAAATCTGAATTTAATTTTAATGTTAAATGGATCTATAATTTTTTAAAAACAAATGGTCAAAAAAATTATGCAATTACTGCATATGACATATCTAAAATAGATAAAATATTTGAAATATCCTCTACAATATTATCAAGATTTGTTTTTTTAGATACATATTATATTAATAATAGATTAATGTATGAGACTCTTAATTCTCTAGATAATCAAATTCTTATAGAAGATTTTACTAATAAAATAAAAACATATGAAGAAATATTAAAAATGTATGAATCGGATGTTGAACAATTTTATAAATCATTAAGAAATTTTGAGAAAAATTTAAAATTAATAGATGGATTATAATTAGACTCTTATATTTTAATATATAATAAAAATTAAGTTAAAAAATGGCAACATATAATAGGTATAACCAACCGAACTCAATGTATGAATTCGGTAAGGGTAATGTAGGTAGAAGTTTTGGTAATAAATTATTAAGAAGAATAAGTAATTTTGGAATGGACGATCAGGAGATGGTTGTTAAAAACAGTTTAGCTATTGGCGCTTTTCAAGATACAAGTAATTTGCTTTATGAACCAGGTACAAATATGTACGATTTGTTTACTAAGAAAATCATTTCTAAAATATTAGAAAAAAAATCAATAGCATATTTAGATAGAAGATATTTAGATAAAAGAAAAATTTTACATCAATATGCGATTAAAGAAGAGATTAAAGATTATATTACAAGAATTGCAGAAGAAGCTATAAATTATGATGATGATAATTATTTTTGTAGTATAAGCGATTTGCCAGATAATTATGATCAATCTATTAGAGTGAAATATCAAGAAAATTTTAGAAGAATTTATAATGCATTTAATTTTAATGATGGTTTAACAGCTTGGAATTTTATGAAATCTTTTTTAATTGATGGATTTTTAGCATTTGAAATAGTTTATGATGATAATCAAAAAAATATAATTGATTTAAATTTATTAGATCCATTGACACTTATTCCTGCATCTGAACCAGGTACTGGTATTGTCGTATGGATTCAAAATCCAGATATACCACAATTAAGAAGAGTTCTTTTAGATGCCAATATTGTTTATATCTCATATTCAAACAATTTGGATTACGATGAAACAAGTTATGTTGAAGGTCTTATTAAACCTTATAATCAACTTAAATTATTAGAATTTACTAAATTGATGTATAATTTAAATCAAGCTTCAATTTATAAAAAATTTATTATTCCTGTGAATGGGTTGACCCGTCAACAAGCAGAACAACAAATTGCTCAGTTAATGAGTGAATACCATGAAGATATTGAGTGGGATGATAGAACTGGAATACCATATATTAATGGATCTACTAAAATTCCACACTCAAAAGATTATTGGTTTCCAACATCTGATCAAGGTACACCAGAAATGTCAATTGAGCAACCACAACAGGCAGAATTGAATGAAGATGTAACACTTCAATGGTTCTATAAAGGCTTAAAAAGAGCTTCAAAGATGCCATTTTCAAGATTAGATGAAGATCAAGGTGGTGGTAATTTTTATGATGATACAGCATCAATTACTATGGACGAAATAAGATTTAAAACTTTTGTTGGCCGTTTAAGAACATTATTTAAAGAAGTAATTGTAAAACCTTTGAAAATTCAGATGGTTTTGGATTTTCCTGAATTAGAGAATGATAGAATTTTTGAGAGTTATATTAAATTAAAATTTAATTCAAACGACTTATTTGAAGAATGGAAATATTTGAACAATTTAGCTAAAAGAGCAGAAATAGCATCAACATTATCAAGTAATTTGCAAGATGGTGAAGGTAAACCATATTTAAGCATCGAATTTTTAGTAAGACGTATTATGAAATTTACAGATAAAGATATTGAAGAAAATAATAAATATAAGATGATGAGTGGTCTTGCATCACCTGGCGGAGGCGGAGGCGGCTTCAGTGGAGGCGGTGGCGGAGGCGCTGAAATGGGCGGAATGGGTGATATGGGCGCTTCTGAAATGGGCGGAACGCCTGGTGGACCACAAGGTGAAATGGGTGGTGGTGCTCAAGGTGCAACTGGCCAAAATCTTCAAGGCGGACAATCGCAGCCAGCAGCTGGTGGGCAATCAGCACAAGGTGGTGCACAAGGTGGTGAATCCGCACAAGGTGGTTCTGAATTTTAAAAAAATAAAATAGAATGATATTAAATAAAGAAATTGAAATTATATTAGGTTATAAATTAGATCATTATGCAGCATTAGGATATAAAAACGTGAAAAGTGGAAATAAATTGATTGTTAAAGTTGAAGATTTGCCACTAAAATGCAAATATATAATACACGTAAAATGTGATATTTGTGAAAAAGAAAAAAATATAGAATATTTTTCATATATAAGAAATATTAAAAAATATAATTTTTATACTTGTATTAAGTGCGCTCCTGCTAAAATTAAGCAGACAAATTTGAAAAAATATGGAGTTGAAAACATTTTTCAATGTAAAGAAATAAAAGATAAAATTACGCAATCAAATCTAATAAAGCATGGAGTTGAATATACTTCTCAGATTAAAATAAGTAGAGATAATTTTAAATTGACAAATATATTTAAATATGGTGTTGATAATCCTATGCAAAATTCTGATTTTTTTGAAAAACAACAAAAAAATTGTTTTTTATTAAAAAAACACGATAAAATTAATCTTAATTATAGAGGTACATATGAAAAAGATTTTTTAGATTTTTGTAATGATACAAATATAAAAATACAAAAAGGTAAAAGATTTGAATATTTTATAGATGATAAAAAGCATTATTATTTTTCTGATTTTTATCATGAAAAGTTTAATTTGATAATTGAGATTAAATCGGGTTGGACTTATAACAATAATTTAGAAATTAATTTAATAAAGGAAAAAGCAGCTATTAATAATGGTTATAATTATTTATTTATTATAGATAAAGATTATAGCGAATTTATGAATATTATAAAAAATAATTAAAACAAATGACAATAGATAGAAGAATATTATCAATTCTATATTATAATGGTATAGACGATGCAAACAAAGTTGAAAAATTCATAGGTGAAAATGATAATTTTTATGAAGTTATTATTGATGGAGAACTTAAAAAATTAAAAATTCCAGGTAAAGATTATGTTGAAGTTTTATTTGAAGAAGTTAAGAAATCTTTTATTGAAGAAGTTAAAGAAATTAAATCAGATATTTTGGAAAATATTAATGAAGTTATAACTTTTGTAAAAGAAGAAGTAAAAGAAATTCCAGTTGAAACCAAAGAAGAAATAGAAGAAATTAAAGTTAAAGTTAAAGAAGTTATTGACGAAGTTAAAGAAAAAGCTAAAGAGGTGAAAAAAGATGTAGTAGATTTTTTCGAAGAAGAATTGAAAAAAACAGAAACTGAAAATGAAAAATTTTTAGAAAAAACTAAGGAAGTTAAAGAAACAATTAAAAAAGAAGTAAAAAAAGTAGTTGAAAAAGCAGAACCAATAAAAACTACAACAACTAAAAAAACCACAAAAAAAATTGATGATGATTTAGATGATTTTATCAATTTAGCATAATATTCTAAAAGACAAAAAAACGCCAGTAATTTAAATTACTGGCGTTTTTTGTTTTACATAACTAATTCAAAAATAGAAAAAAATCATATTTTTTAACTTATATATAAAAGAAAAATCAGAAAATTTATGAAACCTGTTCTTATTGTAGAACATTGCATGGATGGACTTAAACCAATAAACGAATCAAATCAAAAAAAGGGTATTACTCTTGGTGGTACTTTCACAGAATTTAATGTCAAAAATAGAAATGACAGAATTTACACTGCTGAAAAATTCTTACCACACCTTGATGAGATGCTAAACAGAAAGAAAAGTCTTGGTGTAGTTTATGGCGAGTTCGACCATCCTGATGTTTTTGACACATCATTATCAAGGGTTTCGCACACTATCGAAAATGCTTATTTTGTTAAAGAGTCTAATTCCGTAAGGGGTGAGATTCGTTTGCTTAATACACATTGGGGTAAAGAAGCGAAAGCACTTGTTGAAGATGGTTGTCCTATTTTCGTATCATCTAGAGCCGCTGGCATCACAGAATCAGATGGTACTGTAACTGTTAAAAAGTTATTTACTTATGATGCTGTTGCTGATCAAGGTT